CCTATGCGATCTTGGCTATTTTCTCGTGGTCGTGTCGATCTTGACATTGCCCGTGTATTCTAAGTCGAAACCACTTGATACATTGAGTTTTACTCTGTATGTTCGATGAATCGATTATATCTTCATCCCTGTAGCGAATGCCTATACACGACATTGCTGCGAAATTCTTTAGGTTGCCATCGCATTTTCTTCTCTATATTCACTCCATTTTCGTTAATTTAGTCCCCTTTGCGACATTTTAGTCCCCTCTGAGACGTTCATGCAAAGTTTGCATTTCACATGTTGGCATGTGTGATTTGTTGTACTAATTGCGAAACAAGGTGAGTTGTATATTTTGGAAGTGTTTGATTAATTTTGGTTAATATCATTCGCGTACATAGTTTTCCGTTCGGCGTAAAAACTGAACTTTTAACCTTTTCTATCCCAGTAAACATTCATATGCTGGTACGATTAGAGTTGAAGTTCGATTCGAGCTGATGGTACACAACTAGACTTCATATATACAATTGCCAACCCTGTAGGGTACATGCTATAAGTCTCCGTTACAATGAGAAGCGAAGTCAGGGCTCGACCCCCTGATGAATATCTCTGTCCTCGTAGCGAAGCAGCTCCTTTCTGTGACATTGTGTGATCTGGACGAGTTTGCGCAACCAATCGATCCAATAGAACTTTAGTTTCCCAGTGATCTCAGCCATTTTACGTGCTGATTATTGCTGCCACTTCTGGTCTAGAATATCTTTCTAACAGTCATTTTACGTATTGTTAGTCAGGTGTTCTCGATTGCATTGCAAATAGTCCATCCATATGAGTTCTACAATGTAGTAATCCGGTTACACGTTAGGAATGCTTTTACCGGCGTTTTATCATGCATCAAGTAAATGAAAAACTGGTTAGCGCCACCCCCCGTTCTCCCGTCACTCAAGATGTTCACAATTCCGTTTCTGTTCTTGATCCGATTGCGACCAATTATAAGCTCTTATCTATTGATGAGTCGCTTTATACTCAGTTCCCCACTCACTTCAAGCCCTGTGTCCATGATTTTATAGTCGAAGCGACCCCTAAAATCAGAGGATATACTGACACCAATTGGAATTGGTTGAAATGCTCTTCCCAAGTTGCTATTGAGATGACTCAACTTTCTTCTAAGAAGTTGAGATGTTCTCCTGCCTTTGTGTTCTATGAAGGCAACTTGGGCGCTTGGATTTGTCAAGCTGCTGTTGCTGGTCAATATTTTATCGGATTCCCCCAGAAAATAAAATCTGAAGCTAAAATGTCTGCGATGAGAATCGCTCACATTTGTATTTTCCATGACATCCGCGGATATGCGAAGCCGTTAATCGAACCCGAATATACGTTCGATACTCCAAACCGCACCAAGCTTGTAGAGTTGTGTCGTCAGAACGCGTTGCCTCTTCCCAAGTTCTCTTGTACTGTTGCTGACCCTGTTACCTTTGGTATTGAAGGTTTCCATGGTCATGTTGATATTGTTGATAACCTTTTTACTTCTGATAAGGTTTATCCCACTAAAGCTGCCGCTCTTGAGGCAGCCTGTGCGGAAGCTATTAACAATGTCGGCGTTATTGCTAAGCGTTCTCATGTTGAGAGGATGGATGTAAAACTTCGTCTTCCCACTAAGCATGAGCCAATTTCTACCCCTGCCGTTGTCCTTGGATCTGGTACTGTTCCTGAATATATGTACTTTGATCTATATAAACGTGCACGTCATTTGCTCATTGCCATGTCGACGTATTCTATGCCTCTTGATGATGCTCTCGGCCTTCTTGGCCGTATTCCCGTTAAAGGTGATGAATTGTTCTATTATTGCGATCGACATGATGTTGCATACTCTGATGATACTGATTGTTCTAAGTGTTCCCGCGAAATCCGGACCCGTATAAAGGAAGAGCTTGTACGAAGCTCCTTTCGTGGTCCACTTTTTGGCGAGATGGATTCTCAATCCACTGACAAGTTCCATGAATTTGTTGGCAAGAATGCTAAGAAGAAACAGGCTCGTAAAGAGAAGAAGTCCCCCTGGGTTGGTGCCCAGGTTCGCGTCCTTGAAAAGGGACTTAAGACTGCAACTCCTGCTGAACTCCAATCTGCTGGAGTTCATGTGAAACACCACCCCCATGACAAGAACTTCTACGCGACCGCGTCTGAAGTTGACCTCATAAGACAGACTCTTAAGTTAGTAGGAGAAGCGCCTGTTGATGTGAAGTTGAAGAAGTTGCAGAAAGAGATTGACCGTTCTCGTTCTGTTAAAATCGACAATCGCCGTGATCAAAAGAAAGTGGCTCAAACCACTCATCTTTACGGTGAAATTGGAGGTTTTCTAGACTCGATTGGCACTATGGCCGCATCCATTAAAGAGGGTGCGGGCGAATTGTCCAAGTTCCGAGAAATATTAAACCAGTTCACTGTCGAAAATGTCATGAAGCAAGCTGCCACTTATCTTCCTGCTGTCCTCGCCCTTGTGTTCTCTACATATAAGGCGCTTACCGATTCCGTTAATCGTGCTGCTTGGATAGCCGTTGCCTCTTTTTCCATGCTTTATCTTGCTACAGTTGACGTTGTGCTTAAGCCTTTCTTTGAAAAGCACATCTGTCCACTGTTTGACCAGTTCATAAATGGTCTGACTCCAAATCTCGTTGCTCCTGAAGCGGGAATTACTGGAGAGCAGTGTGGACAAATTGGTCGTGTTGTTGCTCTTGCTATTAGTGCCTTCTCTTTAGGCACTGCCAATGCTAGTAACATTGTTGTTGTTCTTCGTGGTCTCTCGGATTTTCCTAAAATCCAAGAAGGTTGTACTGGCCTTCTTGAGGGTATCATAAAGTGCATTCAATGGTGTTTCAATAAAATTGGCGATTATTTCAACTTCTCCAAAGTTGAATTGTTCCAATCTGCTTGTCCTGAATATGATCGATGGGTTAAAGATTCTGAAGTGATCCTGGCTTCTCATGCAAAACGAACTTTTGCTATTACAGGTGAAAATCATGATCGAGTAGTTCGTTTGATTATGGAAGGTCTCAAGCTTAACACTGAGCTTGCCCATCACAAGGTTATGGAGAAGGTTCGTGCTGGTGTTTTTGAAGTCATTCGTGGTCTCAAGGAGGTGGCGCGTGTGTTTGATAACTCGAACGTGCGCACTAGCTTTACGAGGCCTACACCCCTTTGTCTTCGATTCATTGGCTCTCCTGGAGTTGGTAAGTCCTTTTGCCTTCTCCCCTTTATCACATGTCTCTGTGCGATGACTCTTCCAGCTGATCAATTGGAACAATTCCGTAAGGAACCGTCCCGGTTTGTATATATGCGCGAACAAGAATTGAAATATTGGGATGGTTATACTGGTCAATGGATAACTGTTATTGATGATCTCGGTCAAAACGTTGCTGTTCCTGGCAACGCTGATAATGAGTGGATGGATCTCATCCGCATGTATGGTGACTTTTCTCATATTTGTCACATGGCTGATATCTCATTGAAGGGAAATGTGGTTTTTCAAAGCCGCATTGTCATAGCTACTACGAATCAACCGACTACTCAGACTACTGCTATCTATGACACTAAAGCGATTGATCGAAGGTTTGACCTATCATATCGCATTTTCCCTCACCCTGACTTTGCTAAAAATTATAAGTCATCTGATCCTGTCCTCAGTTCCAATCCTCTTGACTGGTGTATTGATAAATCTAAATTGTCTGGCGTTTTTAACAAGAATGCTATTCAGTTTCAGGCAGTCGATCCTAACACTGGTTTTACCACTGGCTCTATTCTCACCTTTGAAGATATTATGCGTGCCTCGCTAGAAAAATTTAAATCCCATGAGACCAAAGGTGAACGTCTTGCTACTTTCCTGACTGATCTTCGTACCCATGCGACTCGTGTGCGTGGTGCTCTTGAAAGCGTTGAAGTGGAGTCTCAGTATAAGGATCGGGTTTATGAGCAATCTTTGCGGCGTGTGCTACAGCTGGCGGATTCTAAAGATCCCCTGCATAAGCAATACCCCCAACCACAGGCTGAAACGCCTGTATCTCATCCCAATCCTGCGTCTGTTCCTCTGGAATTCAACGCTCCAAATCAAGCCAAAGGCAAAGAGCCCGCTACTTTTGTCTTTGGTGGTCCTGATCATCCTGTTGTCGCCCCCGTGCCTCCTTGCCTTCAAGGAGAAGTTGGTGGTGACGACTCTTCTGGCCTTTTCTATTGGATTAGACGGAAACTTAGTCGTGAGACGAGGTACCCCTATGATCCAATTATGCAAATGGCCAACAACCCGTTCTTGGCCGAAATGCCTGAGGAAACCCCTTTCCAATCTGCTTCTGCTTACATACGCTCCGTTCCTGCGGAACTCGCGAGTGAGTTGAAGGAAGTTTGTGATGCGTACGGCCTCAATCTTGAATGGTTAGTCCATAAGAGTGAGGATGTGCGCAGAGAAATCAGGTACTCAATAACTTCATACTGGTTTGCTAAACCCTTCGGCGGCAGTCGAAGAGTTTTAGATAATCTGAAGCGAAAGGTAGCTGATATTATCCAACAATCGCGTTTCCTCGTGATTCGTGCGACCCAGGCTATTGCGTCTCTTGCTACTTGGTTCGAAAACTTGAAGCAAAAACTTGTTGCCTGGTGGGCTGGTTTTGATACATTCTTATGGATCAAACGTGCTCTCGTCTTTGGCGCCGTTGCTTGTGCAGGTTTAGGTCTGTACAATGGTGTCACTGGTGTTGTCACAACTCACCGCGCTATCAAGGCGGTGGAGCGAATTGAAGCGGTTGCAGATGTGGTTGAAAAGACCTACATCGAACGAAGCCTCGATGACCTCGAAACTGAAGCTGCTAACAGCGATCAGTGGGAAGGCAAGAAGCAAGTTCAGCATCGTATCAAAACTCGTGTTGTGGCCCGTAAAGAACCAGCCCGTGTGAAGGGAGAGATTGGCAGTGACCCCAACTGCGATGCTCTCATGGTGAAACTGTTCAAGAAGAATGTGTATGCTTTACATTTCCTTGGTAACGTCAATCAATTTGGCTGTTGCACATTCGTCGCGGATAGAATTGCTTTGATTCCCCTTCACTATGTCTCTGATCTTAAAGTCCGTGTTCAGCACGGTTCTTTGAAAGCAACTGAGACCATTCAGTTGTTTAATCTCTCATACCGAGCTGAAGGTCTGAAAGTAACTGTTCAGAACTTCCTCGATGCCAAGTCGCCTCCACGACTTGAAGAGTGCGATCTCGCACTGGTCAAATTCGACAAGTCTATTCCTAGTGCCCCAAATATTGTCGAAAACTTCGTTGATCGAGCTACTCTTTCCAAGGAGCATGATTATAATATCCAAACAATCATGCTGCGAGGAGATAAAGAGAAGATCCCTAAGATCTTTGAAGCTGACCGCGCCCGTTTCTTGAAAGAGTTACAGGGCGAGCACTCGGTTCATGATGAACTCATCACTTGGGTTTCTGCGCGTGGGATACTGTACAATCTTCCAACTGATGTTGGTGATTGTGGGGTTCCCGTGCTACTTCGAAGCCCATTTGTACGAGGACATCGTATACTAGGAATACACACTGCTGGTGATCACGGAACTATTGGGTATGCAAGCTGTATCACGTCAGAAGATCTTTCAGAAGCTCTTGTGACAGCATATGGTCGTTTGGAACCCGAAATTGATAACCGTGCCGTCTTGAAGTATACCTCAGAGGAGGTCCAAGTTCCAGGCGGTGGTTTCAATGTTCTGCGTACCGACACGCCTGTCGGTATGGCCAGTAGGACCCAGATTAAGCGATCTGAGCTCTTTGAGGGATGGGGTCCCCATATCACTGAACCAGCTGTTCTTCGGCCTGTTGAACGGAATGGTGTTGTGATTGATCCCTGGCCCAAAGCCCTTGAGCGATACAAGAAGGCGGATCCTCTATTCCCTCCTTGGTTAATCGAAGTCATTCGTGCTGCTGCGCGTGCTGAATTTGAAGTAATTGCTAAGGCGGTCCCGAAACAGAATCGGGAGCCGGTGAAGCAATGTTTGACCTTCGAAGAAGCTGTTAAAGGCATTGGCGAGTGGCTGAAGCGTATACCTCTTGACACAAGTCCTGGTTATCCTTGGGTTCTTGACAGACATCTGTCTGAGCCTGGAAAGTCCCACTGGTTCAAGGTGGACAAGGAAGGAAATTGGGATCTCACCGCTGTTGCTTGTGAAGCTCTTAAGGAGCGTTGCGAACACATCGTTGAGTGTGCCAAGAAAGGGATTCGTTTGGAACATGTTTGCTTGGATGCTTTAAAAGACGAACGTCGAAAGATTTCTCGCATTGAAGCTGTCGAAACTCGGTTCATCTCTGGTGCCCCGTTAGACTACTTCATTGCCTGTCGAATGCTTTTCGGCTCGTATGCATCCTTTTACATTCAAGGACGGATTCTCAATGGCTCTGCTATTGGAGTCAATCCCCATTCTCATGAGTGGGAAGTGATTCTCCAGTATCTTCAGGAAGTTGGTCGTGATTTCCTTGCTGGCGATTACATTGGTCTAGACTCTTCAACTGCTGTTCTTATCTGGGATATCATTGGTGATGAGATCATCAATCGGTTCTACTCTGATTTCAACAAGTCCTATGATGTTGAATTTGACCATCTTGATCTTGAGTTGGAACCTGAAAAGTTCTATCAACCCAATTCTCAAAGCGATCAGTACAACAAAGCTCGCAAAGTGCTACTCGAAGATCTTTACAATAGCCATCATATCCTTGGTGGTATTGTTTACGAGTGGCTCTCTCATTTGCCGAGCGGCCATTTTCTCACTGCGGTTGGAAACACTA